CGGAGCTAAGACTCTATAACACCAAGCGGGGCGAGCTGCCAGAAAATATGCAGCTGGTCATTGCCAACGATGTGGAACGACACATTAAGCAAGCCCATAAGTACAACAAAATGGACAATGTGACCTTCGTCCAAGGAGATGAGGTTATCCTTAACTTCGGCACTACCCTAACAGGTCAGGATGTGAATGTGGTATGTGCTCACGGGCATCAGTACACACGAAGAGATAACATCTTGGAGCAAGTCGAGCACCGACACGGAGTTCCTGTCATGGCGTACATTGGAGGACACTGGCACAGCTTCAGCGTCAAGTACAAGAATGTGAAGAATGGAATCCAACAAGCTCTTATCTTCCTGCCTCCGATTGTAGGAGATACTGATTACAGTGACTCTCTGTTCATGAGTTCCCAACCAGGGTTCTGCAAGACAAGAGTGAACTCGTTAAAAGGTCACATCAACGCAGAATTTATTTCTTTATAAAAAAGGGGTTGACACTCCTTTTTAAGTGGTCTATACTTTAAGAGTAGCAGAGATGCTACTGTAAGTCCTTCTCACTTACACACTCCTTTCTCTCGGGCAGCTAGTCCCTGCCCATCAATTTTAAAATACGTGACCAGTGGTTGACATCACTGGTTTTTATATGTATAATGATGATTGTGAAGTGTACCCTTAATTTTATAAGTTTGCTCGTAAGTATTATTGCAATTTTTAGTGCATCGCTATTACGATAAATGACACTTTTCGATGATTATTCGTAATGGAGACTTTAAATGACGATGTTGGGGATAACAGGCACGATTGAACATATTGGAATTTCCGAACAGTTCAAAACATGGGTTCAATTCCCATTATCTCCACCAAATTAAAACATACCCCATAGTTCTCAATGGGACACTGCAAAATAAGTATATGACGATATACTGAATATGCAGTTTTTTATTTTAGTAGCACATGTTCTTGCACTTAAATATCCACATTGATTTTTGTTTGTGTACATTTATGCTCACTAAACAAGTAATGTAAGCATATTTGTACAATGTAACATCAATGTACATAATCTAACACTTTGAATGTTATATTTGTAATTTTTATGTTAGTTTATAGAAATCAAGGGTAAAACGCTACTTAAAAGTCGTGGATTACAGGGTTACGTAAAATAGGACTTCTATTCCTAAATTGCATAGAACTATCAAAATAAAACGAATACCCTATTGATAGTATTTTCTCTATATAAACGATAAAAAGTCTTTTAAGTGTCGCAAATAATGCGATAGTTGAAAATGCAACAAGATTTCATACAGTTATAGAAAAATCGTTGCACAAAACTGCGTAAATATGCAACTATAGAAAAATCGTTGCACAAAAATGCGTAAATATGCAAAAATGTAAAGTATAGTTATAGTAATTGTTCACAATATAGGTAAAAATATTAAATAATTTGACACGTTTACACAATATAGGTAAAAAGTTGAGTTTTTATGTTATATCGTACTTTAAATAGCAAAGATTAAGTACCTAATGTTCTTGTAATTTCGACTTTGTCCTAAATTATAGTGGAAAGTCCTAATAATTTCGACTTTATCCTAATCTGGTCACGAAAATAGGATAAGTATTGTGACTATCGTACTTTTATCCACATCAAAAAGCGTCCAACTGTCACATTAGCCAAAACACTGGATAAAAGTAAGCCAAAACTCCGTATGCAAAAATTGTAAGTATGCTTTGTATATTTATAACAATGTGTTATAATGCTATAGAAAAGGGTTATGGTACATCCCTGGAAAAATGTACCTCCAATAAAATGCTAAGATACAAATACAACATTGATTGGGAGTATCTGGATATATACGATGGAGAGACTAAGCTTATAACCATCAATTATGTCAAGCGAGAAGACTATGAGAAAGTAGCAGAGAACTACTACAAGGAGTATGTGAATGGCAAAGAAGCTGAAACAAGAAGATAAGTTAGTTGAAATTGTAAAGAATGACGAGAAGTTGGACCCCTCAACTCGTTTTGAGTATATCACTCTCGCCAAAGCATTCGTAGAGGACTTCAAGTCCAACTTGATGTTGACCTCGATTGACCTCAATGACAAGTATCCATTCGGGATAGATGTCTGGCAAGAGTTCTTGGGGCATCCTCCAATCAAGAAGTACAACGAGGCGTTCGTAAACGAAATCATCAGTCGTAATACCGATGCTGCCCTAGCCTCTGGAGAAGGGGTACGAGATGCGGTAGCTGTAAAGAAGGCATTGAACGATGTCGGAAAGGAAGCGAAGAACGAGAACTTCATTGTGTTCCGTTTGCCCGATAAAGAGAATGAATACCAACTCACTGGCGAAATCACTGACATTTAAGTATTACGATGACCACGAGAACAGGATATACGAATGCCCGTTCTGCGGAGATGAGATAAGAGTTGGCAAGGATGTGTTCTATGGAAGGTGTCAAGCCTGCCATGCGACCATCATCGACTATAAGCCCTTGCCTCATCAGGTCGACTTTCACAAATCATCAGCAATCTATCGATTGCTTATGGGAGGGTAAACCGTACTACCTGCCCTCCATTATAAATATCTCTAATTCGGTGAAACCCCAGAACGGGCAATACCGAGCCAAGCCTAGAAATAGGAAGGTGTAACGACTAGCTGAAAAGCGTAGGGGCAAGTGCCTCGAAACGGGATACTCCGAAAGGATGAAGATATAGTCTGAACTATATGGGAACATATAGAGAACCAAGTAACGAATGGTTCGTAACACATTGATGGTACTGGTAAGACTACTATGTGCGTTGCCGAGGTAGCCGAACACGTACTGACCATTCCAAACGGTCGTACACTCATTACTGCCCCTAAACTTCAACAAGTTTCTGAGGCTATTCTACCTGAACTGGATAAATTTCTGCCTCCTTGGGTCATTGAAAGCAAGAAAAAGAGCCCAACACCTCGCTATAAGCTGAAGAATGGGCACGAAATCGTAGTTCATGCGTCTGATGACGATGAGAAACTGCGTTCTTTGAACCTTACCATGTTCTATATGGAAGAAGCATCAGCGATTGACCTTACTATTTTCCACCAACTCCAAGCTCGTCTGCGTAATACAGCTGCCTTGGTCAAAGATAAGCGTGGAATCGTGATTCAAGACCATCGAAAAGGGGTCGTTTCGTCCAATCCTGAGCAAGGATGGCTCGTTGATAACTTCTTATTGTACGCCAATCGCATCTATGCGTCCAAAAGTGTGGACATTACTGCTTATACGAAGCTTCAAAAGAAGCCTGAAAAGGCTTTTGAGGCGTTCTTATCCTCAAGTAGAGACAACCCTTACCTACCACCAGGGCAAATTGCCAACTGGAGTGCCGGTAAACCACTTTATTGGATAAGAAAGTACATCGACTGTGCTCTTGAAATCAGACAAGGGGCTGTATACCCTAATTTTGCGGATACTTTGGTGCCAGACTTCCCTATTCCAAAGGAATGGAAGCGTGTATCAGGGTTCGATAAGGGGTTCAAAGACGAGACAGCCATGACAATCGGGGCTATCGAGCCGAAAACAGGCACGATTTATGTCTATAAAGAGTATTATGTGGCTCAACAACCAATTTCCTATCATGCAGCCCAAGTAAAAGAGATGATGAAAGGCATCCCGATGTACAACAACATCCAAGCCGACCCGTCTGTATTGCATCGAAGCGATAGGGATGGTAGAAGTTACCAAGATTATTTCTATAAACTCTGTCAAATTCATCTGGAGCCTGCTAACAACTCGATTGCGATGGGGATTGACAAGGTTCGTGACTATATGTTCACAGGAAAACTAAAGATTTTCCAAAGTCTCATCAATTTGAAGACCGAAGCCATAGGTTATGTCTACCCAGATAGGGAAACCAACCAAAAAGAGGAAATCCCCGTTGATAAAAACAACCATTTGATGGATGCGATGCGTTACATGATTATGGCGATGCCTCAAAATCCATATGATATGGTGAATATTGCATCACCTTATGTATCACAAAACGACTTGGACAGGTTTTGGAAGACAGATGAACCTGAAGAACAAACAATCTACACATTGGAAGGAGTGTAAACATGAATGAAACTGAAATGAAGATGAAAATACTTGAAATGGAGATAGCTATTGCAAATCTCACTAAAGTATGCAATAATTTACAAGAACAGATAGATAAACTGAACGAAGGCGGTTCTGGTACAGGAATATTCCTAGATGGAGTCCCTGACTACTACAAAAAAGAGCTCGAATCGGAACTATCTCGAATCAAGAGGTAAACAATGGAAGATGAAAAAGTAGAACAACTGGAAGTTTCCGTCAGTCAGGAGTTGACCTTAGATAAAGCAAAAGCACAGGCAAAGTCTGTGCTTAAACTGTTGTCTAAAGCTAAAAACAAAGTCGGAGACCGTTTCTCGCAACATCAAGAGAACATGGCATTCTATGAGGGAACTCAATACGAACTGTCAAGATACAAGACGACTCGTCCGTGGGTGGTGCGTATGCGTACACCTTATGCCAGCGTAGCCATTGATACCCGTGTTTCCTCGTTGACAGCTTCCGACTATCGTGGAAAACTATTTCCATACAACCCCGATGACCAAGACGCCGTCCAAGCGATTGACGACTTCAAGAACGACGAATGGGAACGGATGAATATCGATGTGAAGATTGACGAAGCTATCAAAACTTCAGCGATTGTAAGAGAATCCTATATGCACATCATCATGAGCGGTAAAGGAAAGAAACGGAAGATGACAGCTAATATCATCGACCTCCCTTCTTCCGTCTACATCGACCCGAATGCTCTATCTTTAAGGGAAGCTCGGTGGATGTGTGTTGCATCCCGTATAGAAGAGGACGAAGCTAAGGAACGCTATCCTGATTTCGCCTTCGCTTTTGAGGAAATGGGAACACGCTTCACACCAGAAGATAGAGGCGAAGTTTATTTCACAAATGATTACTCAGTCGAACAAGAGGATACACTGACGATGGTCGTCATGTATAAGAAAAAAGATGGAAAAATTACTAAGTATGTCGTCATTGAAGATATTCTAGTTGATGAACAAAAATTAGACGGGTTAACCCAATTCCCAATCGCCCAAATGCGTTGGAAGAAAGCAGCAGGAAGTCCTTATGGTTTAGCCTTAATGGATGACTTGAAAGAACCTCAAAAAGCTATCAATGCGATTGAATCTGCGTCCGTAAATACAGCAGTGGCTTATTCCGCACCTTCATATGGTGTTCGTAAAGGCTCAGGTGTAGACCCTAAACAACTCTCCGTAGCACTTGGTGCTCCAGGGATGATTGTCATGGTTGACGGAGACCCTGCCCAATCCATTAAACCACTCAACTTGCCAGCTCTTGACCAATCCATCATCGGAGTCAGAGACAGTTATATCTTGGCGATTGACCGTGTATCAGGGATAACAGGACAATATTTAGGGGCTGTTGGTACTACAGGTAATACAGCTCAAGGGGCTAAAATGGCGATGGAGCGTGCTCGTATCGTTGAAGGAGATGTTCTAAGAAACATCGAAGACTTCGTTGAAGACATCACACGCATCATCATCGAATATATCATTGCCGAGTACCAAGGAGAGACCATCAGTTCTCGTACGATTGACAAAGCAACTAATCAACCCCAATTCAATGAACGCACGATTCCTCAAGGCATTGACGACATCGACTTCTCATTCTATATCAATTTGGAAAAGAGAACCTCCTATAGCTCAGAAAGAGAAAAAGAACTCTTGCTTGAACTTTATCAAATGCAACACCAATACAAGGATAAGACCCCACTCATCAATCAACTTGACTTGCTAGGTGCTTATGAACTCTCCAACCGAGATGTGCTCATTGACCGTTATAAGAAGATGACGCAACGCTCCAATGAAGAAGTAGCTAAATTCATTGCTGAACTTACCATTGCAGCCAACCAAGTCGGTATTTCTCCAGAAGCTGTGCAAGCAGCTATCCAAGAACAACTCGGAGAAAGTGAAGAAACACCTATCACGGACCAACTGTTGCAACAAATTCAACAACTGGCTCAACAACAAGCAGCTACAAGACAGCAACAAATGCAACAATTCCAATCCGAAATGCAACAAGCTGGGGTTCCAGCAACCGCAATGCAAGCCGCCCAACAACAAATGCAAGGCGGAGGACAAGGTCAAATGCAGTAAAAAGAGGCTAAAAACCTCTTTTTTATTAGTTTTTTCACAAAGTTCTTGACAAAACAGATTAAGGTATTATAATATGTAATTGGTATTTAACCCTGTCATGGCAGTAACCATAGATAAGAAAACAAAACTTGACTGGACAAGTATAAAAAACCTGGAAAGGAAATGTATGACTGAAAAAGATTTTACAAGTGTTGAGGAAATGGATAAATTTTTCGAAACTAACAAGGTTGAATCAGAACCAACAAGCGATGAAGAGACTCAAGAAGAGCCAGAAGTAGTCGATGAAGTCCCTGATTTAGAAGAGCCCGAAGAGAACGAGGAAGAGGAATCCGAAGAAACAACGGAGGAAGAGGAAGAAGACGAGGAAGAAGTCGAACCTGAACCTCAAAAGAAGCCCTCAAAAGAAGAAAAGCGTGATTATGCCTTCAGCAAGTTACGCAAGGAAAAAGATGAGGCAAAAAAAGCTTACGAAGAGCAAAATGCTCTTGTCCAACGCTTGATGCGGGAAGCTGGCTACAACGATTATGCTTCTTTCAAGGATGCCGTTGACAAACAATTTTCTGAAAAGGAAATGAAAGACAAAGGCTACACGAAAGAGCAATATAATGAAGTTGAAGAGCTTAGAAAGCACAATAAAGAACTGGAAGAAAAACTTGAGGCGACCAATCGTCAGCAAATTGCTAACAAAGCACAAGGCTTTGATACATTAGTAAAGAGCTACGCAGGTCAATACAAGACTACGGCTAAAGAAATTTACGATGCCTTAGACAATTCAGGCTTTACTGCCGAAATGCTATTGAACTTACCAAATCCAGAAGTTCTTATCCGTGGTGTACTAGCAGACAAGGTCAAACCTGTCGAAAAGCCCGCCAAAAAAGCAGTGGACACAGAGAAATTGCCTTCAGGAAGCACAAAGAAGGAGTTCAACTTAGACGAACTTCTCCAAGAAGACTTTGCAGAATATAAGAAACGCAAAGGTCTAGCCTAACAGAAGGAGAAAAACTAAATGGCTATTAACACACTAGCAGTTGCCCAACAAAACGGATTGTCAGTAGACGAATATTGGCAAAAACGCTTACTTGGCATTATCGCTATCGAAAGAAGCGAATTTGTATTCCAATCATTAGGTGTCATGAAAGACATCCCAATGAACCAAGGTACCAAAACATTCACAATGAGACGTTACAACCGTCTACCTGTAAGTTTGGTTGACCAACTCTTAGCAGAAGGTGTAGCACCTGAAGCATTAAAAATTGAAGGTCAAAAGGTATCAGGTACCGTTAACCAATATGGTGCTCTCATCAAATCCACTGATGTCTCTGAAGACATTCACATGGATAACATCAAAACCATCTATCAACCAGAATTAGCTCGTCACGCTCTTGAAACGATTGAAAGAGTTGTACTTGCATCTTTCTCTGAAGCTTCTGAATATTTTGTAGGCAACTACACAGATAAAGCAGATTTAACAGATGCCGATATTCTTACCTTCGTAGACTTACGCAGAATCGCATTAAAAATGAAAATTAATCTCCGTAAAGGTCATAGCTCAACTGGAACACCAATCGTAGTTGTTCGTCCAGAAGTTATGCAAGATTTACTGGATGATGACGCTCTACAAAACAAGATGTTAGCTACTGGTATGGAGAACTCACCAATTAAAAATGGTAGTTTGAAATCCTACAAAGTATGGGACTTATTCGTTCAAGAAACCTTAATCGGTGAAGTTGAAGTTATGCCTGCTGTTGGAGTAGTACCTGCATTCAATGTATATACATCCTATGTATTAGGTTTTGAACCATACATCGTATTAAAACTCGGCAACTTATCATGGCATGATGTTCCATTCAAAGCTGCTGTAGGTAACGAATTGGCTCAAATCGCATCCGTAGGTTACAAAATGTGGACTGGTGCTAAGGTTATCGACCCACTAGCAATCACATTGGTATACAGTCGTTCTAACTACGCTGTTGAAGACGTAACAGCAACTGACGACTACGCTCGCCCAGCATCACAAGCTTAGTAATTGAATATTGAGAAAGGAGCCTATGTAAATGGCAAAGAAAACAAACGATTTAGATGTAACGGAAGTACTAGCTGACGCTGCCCCTCAAAAGGCAGCTGAGGCTGCGGTTAACCAAACGGTTATCCAAACAATCAATCCTGGTATTGCGAAAGCTAAAGCGGACAATGAACGCATCAAGAAATTAGATGCAGACTTCAAACGCAGATTAGCTAAAGAGGAAAAGGTAACGATTACCCCTCCTAAGTATTATGCTGAATACCTTGGAAGCGTGTATGCGTTCACATTGAACAGCTACAATGTCGTAGTAAGATTCGATGGAACGAAACAACAATTCCCTAAGACGGTCGCAGATTATTTGTTGAAGAAATTCGGCAAAGTCCTAGACAGTCATGTGTCTGAAAACGAAATCAAAGAACTCTAAGAGGATTGTCAAATCCTCTTTTCTTTTGACCACCTGCGTGCTATAATGATGTAGAAATGAGGTACCCCTTATGAAACTTAAAGATATTATGACTTGGTCGGATGGCTTTACCGATGAAGTTCAAACCTCCACTTTAGCCATCGGCTATGCGAATAAAGCCTTAGCTACTATTAACACTAATTTTAATCTAGCTCTCCCTTTCATTACGGATGTGACAGCTGATTACACAGCTTTGAACGATAATTGGTTCGTCCGTTTCATGATGGCTGCTTTGAGTTATGGTATCAAGATGAATGACGGCTCCATTACGGAAGCTCAAGAATATAAGAATGACCTAGAAGTGGCTATGTACGATTTTGAAGGTATTGACAAGACTTATGTTGTTGGAGAAGCTTACTTAGGTGATGGTATGATGGTAGAACAAATAGATACCTCCTATGCGATTGATACAGGATGGTTCGGGGACGGAACATCAGATTGGACAGGTTGGTAACAAATGGCTCGCTATACCGCTGTAAGGGGCAATCCTGAGCAAAAGCTTATGGTTCTCAATACCGACTTCTCTGGTGGTGCGAACCTAGTCTTCTCAGACGACTTATTAAGAGATAACGAAATGCGTTATCTTTTGAACTATGAATTAGATAATACAGGTGAATTGCGTTCTCGCAAAGGATTCAGCCAAGTCAATGCTTTGACTGAGCTCATCTATGCGGATGTCGTTGACATCGAGGACTTCCCTATTATTCTCAGAGAATCCAGCTTAATCAAAAATATCATTTTATTTAGAATCATCCAAAACGATAACAATGCTTGGAAGGATTTGACTCAATTCAAAACCTTAGCCGAGTATCAAGTTTACCGAGGAGCAAGTGAGAACAAAATACGACTGTTTATTGTAGCTGAATTGAACGATGGTTCAGTCAAGTATTGGGATAACTCCTACACTATCAAAACAGCCGAAGTCACTAAAACAAGCTCCACAGGAACCCTTCCGTTTGCGTTCACTGGAACTGATAATCTAGTAAATGTACCAACGGGGGAACAATATGGAAAAATATATTTTACTTCTAATGATAGCGGTCTTGTTATGTACGATACTGAAAATAGTACATTTGCTTATACTGGTTCGTTTACAGGCGAAACGAATGGAGCATATAAACCAAACGGTATCGAAGTTAGAAAAGTTGGTTTCAACGTACTCGGAGACGACCCACTCACATGGGTTGACAATGGAGGACTCACAGTCGAGTCCATCCAAGGGGTGTTTCTAACCACAACTGATAGAATACCTCTGTCTACAGTCCCTCCTGGAGCAACCATTCAAATCAATGTCATTTACACAGGTGGAGATTATCAACCTGGTAATTATAATTTATTCACATTCGTGTTCTCTGAATACGAGAGTCCTATTGACGCTACGGTAACATTCAATGCTACTTTATCGACAGAAGGTATTGCGGTTTACAATGTAGACTTCTTGACGAAACCTGCTAGTGAACTTCAAATAAACATCTCGTTTACTTCTGGAACAGTGTACTTGGAAGACTATATCGACTACTATAATGTAGGAGCTTTCGACCCTTCTTCCAAACCTGTTGAAACCTTGGATATTGGTGGTTACAAAATTATCCAAATGTACGATAGATTGGTCTATTATTCAAAGAATCAAGTATGGTTCAGTGACATTAACAATTTCGAGTATGTCCCTAACTTCAACTATATCTTACTACCTATAGACCCAGATGATGAGATTGTGAAAATAATCTTTTTCCGCACAAGCTATATTCTATTTACTAAGAAGAAGATATTCAAACTGGAAGGTTCATTCGAGTCTAGCACATTATCTTTAAGCTTAGTCAACGATGACATTGGGTGTATTGCTCCTGAGTCTGTCGTGCTTGTTGAAAATGTTCTATTCTTCTTGAGCACAAGAGGCTTGAGAGGTCTCAAGACTGATACCTTCCGTGAGAACCTTGAAAACATGGTAGAGTTCGACCAAAAAGTTTACCCTATCATGCCGACTCATAATAAATCCTATGCGTTTGTTTATAAAGACCAATACTTCCTGATGACTAATAATCGGGATGATGTCAAGACAACAACCGTTAGAGGTCGTGAGTACACCATTCCAGATGTCGTCAAATACTATTATCGTACAGGAGCCTTCGCCTTTGATAAATACAATGATGGGAACTATCCTCGTTTCATTCTATTTGAACAAGGAGATATGTACTCCATTATGGATAGTATCGTGACTCGTTACGGTCAAGGATATGACGACTTTGGTCAATCATACGATTCAACTTTTGAAACAAGCGGTATATCTATGGGTTACCCTGCTCATGAGAAGAAGTTTAAACACATCATCTTCAAGATTGGCGGAGACCCTAACTACATTTATGTTGAAACCTATGCAGACGGTTACTTTGTGGAAGAAATCACAATCGACCCTACTGAACGAAATTTGGAAGATTTGGAAAGTACCAAGTATCAACTCAGCAAAGAAAGACTCCCATCCCGTTGTCGTAATATGGCAGTGAGAGTAACCGTCAAAGATGCCAAGGAATTGGTCATTCAATCCCTATCTTACTTATTCAAACTTGGAAAGGTGCGTAATCACTAATGGCTATTGATAAAACAGTCAACCTAGCTCCAACTACTGAAGAAACAACGACCTACAAAACAAGTGGGTCTGTTTCTACTCGTGCATTCAAGATACTTAGACAACAAGTTGATGACAACAAAAATACATTACAGGCACAAATTATAGTGAATGCTGATGAAATAGCTTTAAAAGCTAGCAAAACTTATGTAGATAATAGTGATTTAAATCTGCAATCTCAAATTACAGTAAATGCTGATGAAATAGCTTTAAAAGC